TGTGACAACTTCAGGCATACCATCTACATTGATTATGTTTCTATCGCCACTCTGTTCGAGGTATAGACGTAGTATATTGAGATACGTAATGGCAAGTTGTTCTATCATTGAATCTCTTTCACGTGCCAATCTGCCAATCTCTGATGATGTATAAGCGGCCAATGCAGCAACCTCTGTCGCAGAACTTCGTGTAGATTCACCCCTCGTAAAAGGTGCAAGGATATTACCTTTGTCCTTGTCCTTTTGTACTTGGTCGTAGTAGTATTGTAATTCTGGAGGGGTTTGATTCTGAGGAACTGGAACAACACAATTGTTTATATTTTCATCATCCACTTCGACGAAGAGGCCATCGATACCTGATGCAATCTGTGCCATTTGTTCTTCATCCAAAGTTCCTCGTCTTACCAAGTATTGTCTACTTGCTTTGCGTACTGCATTGGCCTGAAAGGTACGAATCAGATTGGTCTCATATATTTGGTCATAGATACGTTTGAGCGAACTATAACCATCCAACGGGTTATCTGGTATTCGATTAAAATAAAGAGGCACAATAGGCAATACCTTTTCGCCAGATACGTTATCAAAAGGTATTTCAGACCTATCTAACATTCTATCACCATTTTGCCAGTTTGGTGACCAAAAGTACATCATATCTTCAGTAAGGTCATACATTTCAATGATTTCTATAAACTCAAACATTTCTAAGTCTATGTTTGGGTCATCATCATTCATGAATGACTTATCGAAGTATTCAGTCTTTCTAACTGCCTCGAATTGTTTATTGCCAAAAAGCCTTTTTGCTTCTGATATAGGAAGGAAGTATTTATGTCCTACATATCTACAATCAGCCCATCTTCGTGCTTGTCTATCTACAATAACTTCCCATGGAGGTATTGCAAACATGTCCACTCTACGATAGATGTCATCTGATTCTCTTGGCATCAGTTTTGCAAAAGCCATAGGATAGATAAGTGCCATCCTTGCAGCATCTTCAATAACTGTACGTTGTCTTAATAGGAAGTCATTTGCAAGATGTTCAGCAATCTTTCTATTGCCTCTTGCACGAAGACCATCCTTGAATATAACACCTGGATTGCGACTGAATAATGATGCCACATACGATTCGATATATCCATAGGCATCTGATGTTTGAATGGTTATACCCCAATCGCCCATGCCATAGGTTTCACTCTTATCCCAAAAGTCAGTTTCGTATGCTTGTTTATAGCAATACAGGTCCTTTCGTTTATCTGTCCAATACTTGTCATGGACATCACAGATAGTTTTTAGTGTCTGAGGTTTTAACATCACCACTCCTTACGTCTGAAAGGTATAGGACCCATTGCTTTTATTCTTCGAGCTCTTTGTTTGCTCTTAAACTTTTCTAACATTGTTCGTTTAGCCTGCGTAATAGTTGGAGTAGGATACTCAAATGCATACCATTGTGCAAGACAAAAAGCCATAGTCGTATCATCAAAACCACCCTTTTGGTGACCTGGGATACCTTTGTCACTTATACCTAAGTTTCTCATTTCTGACCACAATGGTTGTGGCAATTCTTCAAAGTATTCATTGCACAAAAGACCTCGTACATGGTCAAAGATTTTAATCTTATTGTCTGCACGTGTATACCAATCTTTGTTTCTTTTGCTTTTGTACAAGTTTCTCATATTCCATTCTTTAAGTCTATATAGGACCGTATATCCTGGTCCATCAGCTTCCACAATTGTATGCGTTTCATCGTATTCATGATGCATGTCCCACACTAGTTCAGCTAGTTTTTCTGGAAGTATGTTATTGTCTCTGTAAATATACACCGGTTGAAGTGTTGTACCTGATATAATAACTATGGAGCTATAGTCCTTTCCTGTACCAAGAGCAACATCTACGCCCATATAGTACCTATCACCATCTATATATGAATCATCACGCCATTGTTTGCCACTAAATGGGATTCTATTCGTCTTATCCAATACATCGGTAGGAAACCATAACCTAGACGATGATATGAAGGCTTCATCAATGGTGGATGGAAACTCTCTACGAAACTTCTCCAATCCCATAGAACTGACTTGTGTCCTGCGCCAATACATCTGTGCTTTACTGAGACCAAATTGTTTTTGCAATGCTGCTTCTTCATCAGTCATATCAGGCACATTTGGATGACTGAATTGTGACTTGGTCTTGTACTTCTTATGTTTGTACCAAGGAAAGAAACATACTTGCCAACCGTTCTGAGGTGCACCAACTACAAGGTCGTGGTATTTATCGCCTGGTTTGTTTGGTGTCGTTTCAATGACAATCTGACCTTTACCAACCGATGCCATAACATTAGCCAATAGGTCATCTTGGTCATCAAAAAAGGCAAACTCTGAGATATGAGCAGAGGAGAATGTGAAAGACCGTGTAGAGCCAGCCTTACCACCTGCTGTAAAAGACCTCAGAGTTGCCTTAGTGTCCTTAAACGTAAGAGTCCTGGCTGAACTTTTGGACAACTTACGTTGAAGAGGTTTTGGTAGTGCAAGATAGAAACCTTTGTCTATCGAATGAAGATGGTCGGCTGAATCTCTTGTATACGATAGGATGACTGAGGTTGTTGGTTCTTGACTACAATATGTTTTCCAAAGGAAGTATGCACGAATCAAAGTAGAACATCCAATCTGTCTTGCCTTACAGACCACAACACGATTGTGTTCTAACAATGTATCCAATAGGATTTCTTGTTCATCGTTTAAGACGAAAGGGACTAATTTCTTTGCATCCTTGTCAAACACATGCAA